CGACACGGCCAAGACGCTGGCAGCGGCAACGGGTGGTTCGACCACGGTAAACGGCGCTGGCCAGTATTGGGAGCCGAAAGCGACCAGCACCGGCGCGACCGGCGAGACCGAGAATGTGGACAACCGTTCGCAGAATCTGACGATCTCGGCAACGACCTATGCGAACGTCAAGGTTGGCGACGCCTTCACGATCGCGGGCGTCAACAGCGTCAACATGATCACCAAGCAGGATACTGGCCAGCTTCAGACGTTCCGCGTCATCGGCAAACCCTCTGCTGGCGTGGTCACCATCTGGCCCGCGATCATCTCGAACGGCGGTTCGACCATTGGCGGCAAGGAATTGCAGAACGTCACCGCCACCCCGGCGAACGGCGCTGCGATCACATGGCTCAACACCACCACGGCAGAACAGAACCCGTTCTTCGTGCGCGGCGCGATCCTGCTGATCCCCGGCTCCTTCGCGGTCGATCCTGAAGATGGCTGGAACGTCATGCGCGCCACCACGTCGCTGGGCATCGGCATCACCTATGCGCGGCAGGGCAACATCAATGACCTGTCGGTCAAGATGCGCTGGGACATCGACTTTGGCACGGCGAACATTCAGCCGCAGATGAGCGGCAATATTTTGTTCGGCCAGGCCTGACCTGAACTTGGGGGGATTTCCGGGCGGTTCGGGGGAGCCGCCCACCTTCAAGGAGAGACGATATGGTTACGAAGAAGCAGGACGATCAGACCCCCTCGCAGGAGGAAATTCAGGAGGCCCGCAAGGAGGGCGTTCTGGATCGCGTCCGTGAAAGCGCGAACACGCAGGACATTGACGCGCTCAAGGGCGACGGGCCGGAGCAAGGGCGCTTCAGTCACGTCAATGTCGATGGCACCAATCATGTCGAGCATCTGACTGATCTGGGGCTGGACGGTCTGAAGTCCGCGATCGATCCCAAGAAGGACGAGCCGCTGGCCGAGGAGGTTATCGCCAAGCTTCTCATTCTGGAGCGCAACGGCAAGAATCGGACGGACTTCGTCAAACTGATGATGGACCGACTGAAGATCAAGGACATCCGCAAGGAACTGCCTCAGGCGGGTGGCCCTGATCACACCAATGACGTTTCAGCGGTGAGCAAGCTCTGATGCACTATCCGCTCATGCTCTATCGGGACGGCCAGCAATGCCGGGTCTGGGACGCGCATGATGTGGACACCCTTATCGTGGCCGACGCTATGGAAGAAGCGGACGCCAAGGCGGAGGGGTGGCGCGAAAGCCCTGCCCCTCCGCATCCTCTAGACCATGACATGGACGGCAGACCGGGCGGCTCGTTGCCGCGTCGCCGCAGGGAGAAAGCAGCATGATCCGTCCGTTCCAGGCCGCGACAAAATCGACCATCGCCATCGCCAACGCCACGTCTGCAAGTGCATCAGCTGACTTGCCGCAGGAAAGCGATACGGTTGTCCTCTACAACAGCAGCACGAGCGCAACGGCCTTCTTCCGCTGCGACACCGTGACCGCAGCCGGGGCAGGTGGTAGCGTTGCTGTCGTCCCCGTACCCGGCACGCTGGGCGGCTTCCCTGTGCCTCCGGGTGCGCAAATCCGCGTGGGCGTGGGTATGGGTTACAAGCGGTTCAGCGTCATCGCCAGCGCGGCAGACGGCACGCTCTACATCACGCCCGGCACTGGCAACTAACCGTGGCCCTCTCCCTGCCAACCACGAACAGCAAGCGGCAGATCGTGGAGATGGCCTATGAGGAATGCTCATTGGCCGGTTATGAGTTCAACGTAACGCCGGAAGAACTGTTCAGCGGCCTGCGCAAACTTGATGCGCTGATGGCCCGATGGAAAGAGTCGTCCAGGGATTTGGGTTACAACTTCCCTGCCGTGTTCGGTGATGGTGATCTGGACGACGCCAGTTTAATCCCTGACGCGGCTGTCGAGGGTGCCGCGATCAGTCTGGCGATGGCTATCGCGCCCGCGATGGGCAAGCAAATGAGCAGTGAATCCCGCGCGCGCCTCAACAAGGCCATGTCCGCCATATCCACCCTATGCGCCAAGCGTCCTGAGCAGGGATGGAGCCGTAGCACCATCGCCGGGGCGGGTAATCGGCGCTGGGTCTGGGGTTCGCCCTTCATGCCGGTTGGCAAGCCCTCATGAAGATCGCAATCCTCAAGGGTATCTACGCAAGCAATGTGGCGGACTTCGTGCAAAGTCCGCCCATCAACCGCGAACCCGTCATCATGGAGACAGGGTTATCGTCTGGCTATTTGCGACCCGCGCCCGGCATTGTGGGTATGACGACGCTGGAAGGGCCTGATCGAGGCGGCATCAACTGGAATGGCACATGCTATCGCGTTGTCGGTACCAAGCTTGTGACGATCGCGGCAGGCGGCTTTGCAACGGAACTTGGCGATGTTGGCGAAGGCGGGCAATGCTGGTTCGACTATTCCTTTGACCGTCTCGCGGTCGGCTCTGGTGGCCGACTCTATTACTGGAACGGGTCCACACTGGCGCAAGTGACGGACCCTGACCTTGGCGTTGCGACCGATGGGATATGGATCGATGGTTATTTCATGATGACCGATGGCGAATATCTGATCGTGACGGAGCTTAATAACCCGTCTGCCATCGATCCGCTGAAATATGGATCATCCGAAGAAGATCCCGACCCTGTGAACGGGCTGATCAAGGTGCGCGGCGAAGTCTATGCGATTAACCGCTACACGATCGAGAATTTTGCCAACGCGGGCTCTACCGGCTTCCCGTTCGTCCGCAATTCCGGTGCCTTGATCCCCTATGGAGCGGTAGGAACCCATGCAAAGGCTGCGTTTCTTCAAACCTTCGCCTTCGTGGGTAGCGCCAGGGGCGAGGCATTGGGCGTCTATCTCGCGGGCAGCGGCGACGCATCGAAGATTTCCGACAGGTTTGTCGATGACGAACTGGCGGCACTGACCGACGAACAGGCGGCGGCAATCGTCTGTGAAGCGCGGGTTGATGCGGACGAACAGCGGTTTCTGGTTCATCTGCCCAACAAAACCCTGATTTACTACGCCGTCGCCTCCCAAAAGACACAAGAACCGGTATGGGCAATTTTTGCATCCGGCGAGGCGGCAGACCAAGCCTATCGCGGGCGCAATGGCGTCTATGTCTATGGCAAGTTCATCGTGGGCGATGCTGATGGCAATATCGGCTATATCGACCGTTCCGTAAGTCGCCACTTCGGTGATATAGCGGGCCGACGCATCGATACGGCACTCCTTTATAATGAGGCCGGTCGCGGGATAATCAACGCGGTTGAACTGACCGGATTGCCGGGGCGCGCGCCAATCGGCGCAGAGCCGCGCATCTTCATGTCGTGGACGATCGACGGTGTAAGCTGGTCGCAGGAGCGTGTCGTTTCAGCGGGTCGCGCTGGCGAGAAGTCCATTCGGATGCAGTGGCGGCCTAATGTACGGTTCAACCAGTGGGTCGGCTTGCGCTTTCGGGAAGCCGACGATGGGCAGCAGGTTTATGCGCGGCTCGACGCGGCGATACAGCCGCTTGGTGCTTGATGGTCGATACAAGGCCAGTCTCGCTCAATCGCAAGCTGCTTGGCGAGTTCCTCAAGAACCCGGAATCTATCCGCGCCTTCGAAAATCTCGGGCTCAACAGCACTGATCTAGCCGATGTTGTGACCGCGATCGAAAATGTGAGTGTCCTGACGCTGGGCCTGTCAGATAGCTTTGGCAACGAGCGCGTGGTCACGTCCGATGGCGAGGTGCAGCTTACCGATGGTGGTGCAGGCGGCAATCTGACATTCGGACTGTCAAATACTGGCGTGAGCGCAGGCAGCTATGGCGATGCCTCTCATCTTGTTCGCCTGTCAGTGAATGAAAAGGGGCGCATTACCCTTGCCCAAGCCTATGCTCTCAATAGCGATAATGTGACAGAAGGCTCCAAGCTGTTCTTCACGACAGCGAGGGCACGCAATGCCCTGACCAATGGCGCAGGGATCACATACGACAACATCACCGGCGTCATAACGGCAACATCCGCTGGCGCGGCCCCGTCATTCACCCCCTACACCGCGCCGACAATCAGCAACCCGCCGACGCAGGCGGAAGTGCAGGCATTGGCCGATGCTGTGGATGACATGGGCGCGGCCCTGTCGTCGCTGATCGGCCTCCTCCAGGCCAACGGCAACCTCACGTAAAGCCTTAATGGCGGCATGGAGCCGCTTTCGCCCACTGTTCCGCAAACGCGCGCGGGATATTGTTGATGGGCCTTTTCGGATCAATATTGGGCGGAGTCGCCTCAATCATCGGCGGCAATTCCCAGAAGAAGGCCGCTAACAAGGCGGCAGACGCACAGGTGCGGGCAGCGCAGCTTGCGGTCGGCGAGCAGCGCCGCCAGTTCGACACGACACAACAGAATTTCGCGCCATATCTGGGTGCGGGAACCAGTGCGCTTGGCCAGATCAATGATCTTCTTGGTATCGCGACGCCTCAAACCAGTTGGGGTGCGTATGTCAACGAAAACCCGGATGTTCTGGCGGAGTGGACCAATAATGTCGCACCTTCAGGCCAGTTCAACGACATCGCTGATTTTGGCAAATGGCATTATGACACATATGGACAAGGAGAGGGCCGTGATGTCTCTGGCTTCACCACTGGCGTTGGCGGTCAGGCGGCACAGCAGCAGGCGATTGATCAGCTAAAAGCATCCCCGCTTTACACAAGCCTCTACCGCAATGGCGAAAACGCCATTCTGTCAAATGCTGCCGCCACTGGCGGCTTGCGCGGCGGGAATACGCAAAGCTCTTTGGCCAACTTCGGTGCCGATACGCTCTCGACCGTGATCCAGAACCAACTCGCCAATCTCGGCGGGATCGCGAATATGGGCATGGGTTCGGCGGGCCAGCTTGGGGAATTCGGGGCAAACATGGCCGGTCAGGTGGGCAATGCGCTTACGCAGCAAGGGCAGGCGCGCGCCGGGGCGGCGCTGACGACCGGAGGCATCAATGCGGGGATGGCTAATTCGCTTGGCGCGCTGGGCGGCGACATATTCAGTAAGATATTCCCCAACGGCATGAACATGGGCGGGATCAAGTTCTAATGGCCGAGCCTTACAATTATGCAGGCGTTCTAGGGCAGGCCCAGCAGCTTGTGCCGAACCTGCTTGATCAGGAAATCCAGCGTTCACTTGGCCGCGCGCAGGTCGACCAGACGCAGGCGCAAACGGCGATGTTCCGGCAGAAGATGGCCGCCGACATTTCCGATCGCGAACGAGAGGCGCAATATAGTCGGGAAGTGTCGTCCGTTCTCGAAAGCGGCGACCCGCGCGGCATTTCGGCGCTGATCGCCCGTTATCCGCAGTATAAGGACGCCCTCAAGGCCTCCTATGACCAAATGGATAATCTGGAGCAACGCTCGACCCTGCGGCAGGCGGCGGGCATCTGGTCGGCGCTCAATACGGGCGACACGGCGAACGCGATCAGGCAGCTTGAGGCGCGGGTAACGGCTGACCGGCAGGCTGGTCAGGATACGAGCGACGACGAGGAGCAGCTTGCCTTGCTCAAGTCCGGCGACCCCAAGTCGATCAACAGCGTCAAGGGGCGCTTGGGCCTGTTCATGGCGTCCGTGCAGCCCGACAAGTTCGCCTCCGTGGTGGAGCAGTTGGGTACGGGCAACGAGGGAACGCGCAAGGGGCAGGTTGTTGGCCGCGCGATCGGGCATTACAACGAGAATGGCGACTGGGTCACTGATTACCGCGATCCTGAACCAGGCTTCACGCTGTCGGAAGGCCAGACGCGATTTGAACCGGGCGCAGTTGGCGGCGGCTCATCTGGTGGCGCGTCGCGAGGTGAGCGCAACGGCAACCCCGGCAACATCAAGGATGGACCTTGGGCGAAGGCGCAGCCCGGTTATATCGGCAGCGATGGCACATTCGCCAAATTCGAGCCGGGAGCCGGTACGGCGGCGCAGGAGCGGCTTCTGGCCGAGAATTACGTCGCGAAGGGCTATGATACGCCTTCCAAGATCGTGAACAGATATGCCCCTGCTGGCGAGAATAGCGGCGCGTCCATCTCCAACTATATCGGCTATGTCGCCCGCAAGTTGGGCATTGGCGCGAACGACCGGATAAGCCCGGCGCAGGTTCCGGCGCTGGCGCAGGCGATGCGCGAGTTCGAGACGGGCAACACGGGCGGTGGCGGTGCTGTAGCTGTCGCCACCGTGCCGAAAGGGCCGGGCAATCAGGCGCGCCAGATGACGCCCCAGGAAGTGCGGGCGATGGGCCTTGATCCTTCGCAATCTTGGTTCATGCAGGCGAACGGCTTGCCTACTGCTGTGAAGGGCGGCGGGCAGCAGGCGAACGGTGCCTATTCGCAATCGGCGCTTGATGCTTTCGACCGTGCAATTGATACTGCGACGCGGCTGAAAACGCATCCCGGTCTTTCCGCTGCTGTCGGTCTCAAGGGGTTGACGGGCGGTTTCCTTGGCGGTTGGGTCGTTCCGGGGACCGATGCCGCCGACTTCGGCGCAGAGCTCGACGCCATGAAGGCGCAGGTGTTCCTGCCTATGGTCCAGTCCATGAAGGGTATGGGCGCACTGTCCAATGCGGAAGGTGAGAAGCTGACAGCGGCGATCGGCGCGCTTTCGACAAAGCAGAGCGAAAAGCAGTTCGGACTGTCGCTGGATCGCATCATCAAAGACCTCCGCACCTACAAGCAACGAGGCATGGGCGGAGCGCAGTCGAGCGGCGCGCCGGTCAAGGTGCGCTCTATACAGGAGGCCCGCAAACTGGCTCCCGGCACCGTATTCATTGACCCGAACGGCGTTCGGAGGGTTCGCTAATGGCCCGCAATCCGTGGGATGAGTTCCAGACTGTTGACGAAGCGCCGCGCGCGTTCGAGCGGACAGGCGCGACGACAACCGCGCCGGTCACTCCTGCACAGACGCAACCGACTGCTGACGATTTCAGCCAGTTTCAGGAATTGCAGGACGTTGACCGCACGACCCCGCTATCGGCCTATGCCGCTGGCGACCCGCAATTGCCCGATGCACAGCTTGACCCGACTGGCGCGCAAGAATGGGCGCGACCGGAGGATTATGCCTTCGCCGCCAAAGCGCAGCAGCTTGTGGATACCCCCGGTTCTACGCGGGCGGATTTCGATGCGCTTTCGAAGCAATACGGATACCCCGTCTATGGGCCTGAACTGGACCAGGCGCTTACTTCACGCGATAGCAGTGGCGTGCCGTTCCGGGTGTCGGTGCCCCTTGGTGGCCAGCGTGATCCGGTGCCTGTTCTGTCATCGATTGCCAATTCCTCCCCCGGCGCTCTGGTTGGCGCGGCGGCTGATGTCGGCTCTTTCGGCCTGTCCGACGAGATGGCGGGCCTTGCAGGCGGTGACAGTGTGGGCGATGTGCTTTCCGGCACAGGCGAAGCCCAGCGGCGCGCACAACTGCTGAAGGATGCCGCTGGCGAGGCGTATCCCGGCGAAACGCTGGCTGGCAGCCTGGCGGGTGGCATGACGTCCATGGCCGGGATCGGCAAGGTTGCCGGGCCGGGGCGCGCTTTGGCCGCTGACATGGGTTTTGGCGCGGCGTATGGCGCTGGCAGCGAGAATGAGAATCGTCTGGCGGGTGCTGCCCTTGGTGGCGCGGCGGCAGGCGTTGGCTCCTATTTCGGTGGCAAGTTGCTCGACAAGATCGCGAACCGCGCGCCTTCCGCTGCGGCCAAGGCTGTAGAGAAGGCGCAGGAATACGGCATCGATCTGCCATTGGAGGCCATGGGGCGCGGGAAGGCGATCGTCGGCAATACGCTTTCTAACATGCCCGGCTCTGCGCAGGTCATGCAGGGCAGCCGTGATGTTCTGGCCGATGAGGTGGGCAATGCGGTTGAGGATGTCGCATCATCCTTTGGCCCGACGACCAGCTATGCGGGCATGGGCGAAGCGCTACAGAGCGGCGCGAAGAAATGGATCGACAAGTTCGAGCGCACGGCGGGGAAGGTCTATGATGCTATCCCGATCAATCCTCAAGCGGCATCTTCACTCGGCAACACAGTTTCGAAGCTCCGCGACCTGAACACCAAGTTCGCCAGCAATGAGAAGCTTGCGGCGTTGATGAAGAACACCCGCCTGTCAGGTTATCTCGATGCGCTTGCTGGAAAGATCAAGGACGTAGACACGGGGC